TATTATCTCTCTCTCTTTATAGGTTATCTTGTAAAACTTTAAGCCAATAGGCTTTTTCTGATGTATTGTGGTCTGGCCACACGGTGCCTGTTATAGTGTCATAATAGTCTTTTAATGTACTATTACCCAAACCTTTTATTATACCTTCGTGCATAATATCTAAAGTACTGCCATTACCACCAAATAAACTTTTCCACCACTCTCGTTCCATTGTTCTAGTATCTGATGGTGTTGTAACAACCTTAAGAGCTTCATACTGTACATCTCTAGTTGATTGCCTAATATAAGGTGTTAGATCAACTCCTGAAGGAGTTTTGCCACCAAAGGCTTGTAATAAGCTAGGTGTAGCCATAACACCAAGTTTAGTTATATTACTCTTTGGTGTTGTTACTGCTGGTGTCTTAGCTAAAAATGTTACAATCTTACTAGGAGTGGCCACACTGCCTAGCTGTGTAAATCTATTAACCACTGGATTAGCAGCTGTCTTAGCTACAAATGTATGTCCTATACTCGGAGTACCCGTTACCGATAAGGTTGTCATATTAAACTATAACAAAAGTATCTGCATTACTAGGTGCTTCTGTTGTTGCTGTATATGTTACAAGTTTAGTTGTACCATTATATGCTGTTATATCTGTAGCTTGATCTTGTAATACACCAGATGTCCATATAACTATTCTACCATTATAATGATCATTGGTAGCTTCTGTTAAGTCTGTAGTCATCTGGGTTGTTGACAGAGTACCTGTAATAGCACTAGCAGCTACTATGGTAGCAGCACTCAATGCTAAGTCACTAGCGGCTTCTGCACTGCCATTTATCTTAGTTACATCAACACCCGTTGTTGCTGGATTAAAGTCATTTAAGGCTGTAATCTGTGTAGGTATTGTAGTACCTGTATCTGTTAATATATTGGCAATACTTGTATTATCTGGTGCTATTGTATTAGCACTATCTGTACCACGCATATCTGTATTAGTTGTTGTAGTTGCCACTAAGGTAACATTATCAACAGCGCCAGCTGTAGTATTTATACTAGCCTCAGCCATTCTACTAGCTATTGTAGCATTGATATTATCCCCAACAATCTTACCAGCTTGCCCTGCTGTATAAGATCCTGGTAATGTTGTTATCCAAGGATCTCCTGCACCGCCTGCTGCAGATAGAGCTTCACCAGTAGAACCTGCTATTGCATGACCAGCAATAATTTCATCCCACACTTGGTCTGATATAGCTGCTACAGTTGGATCATTTAAGTTGGTGTTAGCAGTTAATGTTCTAGCTGCTGTACTCCAAGCTTTATCAGCTGCTGCTTGTGTAATATTGACTAACCCTGTGGTTAAGGTTATTGACAAGTCTGCAAAGTTTGTTGGGAAGGTTTGAGTTAAACTATATCCAGTTTTACCAACATTCCAGTTACCTTTGCCATTTAGCGCACCAGCTGCTATTCCCGTTGCTGTTAACCAATTTGTTGGTATAGATGGTAAGTTAGTTAGGTTTGTAATAGTACTAACTGCACCACTAGCAGTTGTTATTGGCCCAGAACTAACAATTGATGTAGCTGCAATATCGTTTAAATCAGATGTTATTTTGGTATCGGTTTTAATAGTAAAATGTGCTGATATTGCAGACGCATGTGTAAAAGTTAGTGCAACTATATCGCCGTTCATTTCAGACGCTAACAAATCAAATGACCATAATCCGTTACCCTCATGTACTGGCGTTGTATCTGCTATAGCTGATTGTACTCCACCATCTAGGGTGTAATAACCTACAGGCGTGCCCGTGGTTATATCCGAGCCATCGGCTGAACTAGCGAGCCCTACACTAAAACCTGTAACCGCTGTATTTTTTTTAAAACTCACTGGATGCCCCCAATTAATGTATTGATATTTCTGGCCCAAATTGGTTGAAAACTAGACACAGGATCAACCGTAAAAGTTGGTATTGCTACTATATCACTTGTGCTAGTTGTTAGTGAAGCCGCTGGTATTGTCCACGTTATTACTTCTTGTTCTGCTGTGTCATATGTTGCGAATGCTGGTAGTGTGATTGTCGCAACGGTATTACCTGCTGATAGTACTACGTTAGTATTATCTAGCGCGGTCTTTATCAGTGCATCCCATTTATTAGCGCCGGTTTTATCTGAGTCTGAACCCCCTGCTATAGCATCTTCGCTAGTCACGCCGGTAACAAACGTCTCACCCGTTAGAGTGAGAATTATTGTCTTGCCGCCCGTTACAATATCTGATTCTGTAATCGAGGATGTTGCTGTGCCGGTTAGGGTTGCTGTGGTTGTTGCACCTCTACTAACAAAAAAGGAATTATGTCTTAATGACATTTAAAGTTCCCAAATTTCCCAAGGGAATGCCCGACCCGTCCCCGCTGTTTGTTCTAATGTGAAAACTATTTCATTAGTTGATGCAACAGGAATTGATAAAATTACCGGCTCACCTTGGACATGTGCGTAATTTGCTTCATACGCTAGCCTAGTTGTTCCTGTACTTCTTACCTTTAGCTTGACTCTTAATGTCAGTTCGTCACCTAATGCCATTGCATTAGCATCAACGCCAATAACAAAACTTCCAGATGTAGTAATTGTTGCTAGCGTGTGCTCTGTTGTTATTACCGCTGTTTGTGAACCGCTGCTGTTACTTGTAGCCATTTTTAACTTACTCCGTATAGTGCAATATCAAATAACCTATCTGTTGCATCCGTTATTGAGCTTTGTGCTCTAACGGAAAGTCTTTCTCCCGAGGAAATGCTTACACCATAAAATTGCTGCATTGATGAATACTGTTCAACTGTATTCATACCCATCGGAACGTCTGAGATAATAACAGACTCACTACCTGAGGCACCTACTGACACATCTAATAACATAGCATGTTGCACCTGTCCAGAGTTTTCATTTGAGCCAACAGCTATGATAATCCCCTTATGATTTTTTGTAGTTGACGCAGAAATCTCCGTCCACGCCCCTTTAGTATTAGCTGTTCCAGACGGATCTATCAACGTTCCTGACGTGTTAGCTATTGTAAGCCCATAGCTGACTAATACCCCCGCTCCACTCCCGCCTGAAAACGACTTTGGCACTAAATAGGCCATTACTGCGCTTCTCCTAGTTGCTTTATTAGATTGTATTCTTACTGACACTCTAGATCCTATAGCGATATTTATTGGTAACGGAAACACAGCAACTTTTGATGAGGTTTGTGACACTTGAGAATATAAAAGATTATCAGCTATTGTCACCTCACTACCAGCGCCCCCTACTGCTAAATCTAGAAAAATTGATGACCCGTTTGTTGATGTTATTTCTACTGTGCTTACTATTATTATTTTGCTTGACTCAAACGATGTTGACGCAGAAAGCTCAGTCCACGCCCCTTTAGTATTAGCTGTTCCAGACGACTGAATTTGAGTTCCTCTTGTATTTGCAGAGTCTATCCCGATAGCTTCTATACTACCAATGCCCCCAACTAAACTAAAATCACCCATTCAATATAACTCCTGCCCTAACCGATGTTATTAAACCTGCACTAACTAATCCGTTAATACCGTCGATAGTTGGCTGATAATTTAGATCAATAAATTCAGCCTGTTTCATTTTTAAAACAAATAACTCAACTTGTGCACTAACTTTTGCTGCGTCAAGAACGCCCAATAATTCAACGTCGGTAAACAGTTCAATGAATGCTAACGTAGTCATTCGTTTATTTTTTGGAATAGTATCGAAGTCTAAATTTGCTTCATTCCAGACACCTGTTAATGAGGTCTCTTTAATCCCCCACTTTGAGGTATCAGGATTTGTAAAAGAAACAGAACTTTGACTGTGCGCCCTGCCTGTCGTTAATTCATATAATACAAACATCTAAACCTCATCCCATTCTATTGAATTAAAACAGTGATTAGGGTCAAACCAAATCAATGTGTTGATAATTTTTTCAGCTATGCGCCACGTGTAGGCATTAGACATCTGCGCCTTGTAGCCTACATGTCCGCTAATAGTTTGATCTTCATTTCCGTTTAATAACAGCACATTAAAAAACTGATCAACTGCTATGACTACGCGTAAAGGGTAACTTTTCATTGCACATTCACCGTGACAGTTATACTCATTTTAGCAGGCGCTGATAGTTCAACATTCACGCTAACCGGATCACTAAGAGTGCCCTCTTGGCCTGCCTCGACTGTTGAAATCTGAAACGTGTGAACACCATTAATAACGTTTGCGAATGAATAATCCGCGGCACTAGCTGGAATTGATAAAACAGGAATGACAGTATTGTTTATCGTCTCATATAGCCGGTACTCATCAATAGCCTGAATAGTTGTGCCATCTTCTCTGAGGGTTGGCTTCTCCCACATTAGCTGTATATCAGCGGCATAAGCGCCCATTGAGAAAGCAAATATAATAAAAGCTATTAGTCTTTTCATAATCCTTTCATTCTCTGTTTAAGATCACTAAGTTTATATTCATATAAATCTTTTATTTCTAATGCTGACACTCTAGCTTCTCTAACTTCAACTTCTCTAAGATGTACAGCTTTATCTTTTATTTCTAATTCTTTATTTCTTTTGTCTAATTCTTTTTCTGCTTTTAGCATTTCTTTTTCTTTTTTTGTTAGTTTTTTTAAAACACTTTGCATAGACTTTTTTTCTTTTTCAAGCAACTCTATTGATTCTTCTTTGTTTTTAATAATAGAATTGTTTGCTAATTCTGCTTGTTCTTTTGCTTCTTGTGCTCTGTCTTCATAATCTTTACAAAACTTAACTAAGCTTTTAGCTTTCATTAAATCTTTAGATAGTTTTAATAATTTTACGTTCTCTTTCTGAAGCTGCTTTAACATATCCTTAGCTTTACTTGGATCAGATAAAACTGCTAATAAAGAATTAACTTCTTTTTCTTTAACACTTGGTAATCCAGATATAAACATTAGCGTACACTCCGTGTTTTAATTATAGAAACTTCACCACTTTCTAATTCAGCTTTAAATCTATATACAGCACCTTGCCCTCTTTCTTCTAAAGTGCCATTGTAAGCACATCCACCATTACATTCAAATATAGCTATATTACCACTTATATCTGTTGATAGGGGATAGAAGTCAGAATCTATAAGTTTACGTTCTAATGTAACACTACCTATGCCACCAGTTATTAATAAGTTGATAATCCCTTCAAAAGCAAACTCTTCACTTATATTGTCTTCAACGGTTAGTAACATTTATACCTCAAGAAAATAGCCCCCGCAGGGGCTAATAATTCTACATTTTAATATAACGAATAACTACTTTAGCTTTACCTACAGTTGTAACAGTTGGTGAGGTTCCACCAAGAGCTACACCAATAACAGTGTCAGCCGCTAAAGGGTTAGCAAAAGACCCTCCACCAGTTCCTGTATAGACAGGATTGGTAGCCTGCGCTTGTGCTTGAGTAAGTTTAACTGCAAAGTTAGTGTTTTCAGAAGTATCTGTACCTACACCAATAGTAGGGGATGTTCCTCCTAATGCAAAAGCTTCTGTAATCTCTACATAACTTTCAACAAACTTACTTCCCGCAGGGATAGTTAGTCGTGTATTAAAAGCTGTTCCACTTCCAAAGTCATTACCAGTAATGTATACAATAGCTTCTTGTACAACACCATCAGCCTCTACATGGCCTCCAGAAATAACTCCATCTTGTGTATCACGAGGGCCATACTGATTATAAGCAGACCCAGAAGTTAAGTTCATAGTTAGGTTTTCATAACTCATAAGTCTTCTCCTACGCTGTAGCTGTTGCTGAGGTAATGATAGTACCAAGCGTATCTAAACGCTGTACACCTTGTCCCCAACGAGCTGTTTGGTCAAACTCATCACGTTTCTTAGAACGATCTCGACCGGTTTCTGTTTTAGGTGGCTGTCTCCATGCTACCATTCCTGGTGTAGTGTTATCATCTAGAATACACATAAAGATATTTACGCTACCACCTTCTGTTGGAGCATTGGTTGATCCATCAATACTAACACCAGCCGCTAATGTTGGTAGGCGATTTGAAGTCCAAATATCCCAACCATATAAAGATGTGATAAACTTATGCTCTTTAGCAAAGCCATCCTTAACAAGAGTTTGTGTTAATGTAGATGCTGCATCCATATTACCGGCACCAGTGGTAAGTTGTGCTCGCTTACTAAAGGCTGCTGCTGACACAGGATCAACAATGGCAATGCGTCCACCCATAGGTACATTAGCTTTATCAAAAGCTAGAGACATATCAATCAAGTCTGCTTCAGATAAAGTCATATTAGTGCCAGAGGCAACTAGACGGTGAGCAAAGCCATTAATATCATTTGTAGCACCTTGTGTTTGTGCATCATTCAATGTTTTTAGATAGCGTGTTTCAAACACTTCTTGTAATGCGCGAGAGTTCTCTGTAGCTTGTGCTGCATGTAATGCTTCTACTTGAGAACCATCTTGACGTATTACGTCAGTTATATACCATGCTCCACCTACATAATCAGAGATCTTTAGTTGAACAACACCAGAGTCAATAGGATTGTAAGTTAAATCCTCATTCTCTGTAATATCTTGTAGAGTCACTGTACCAATCGTTTTAATATTAAGAGTGGTACCAGAACCAAAGCTTGCTACATTACGATAGAAGTTAGTTGGTAACAAACCATCGTGTAAGTTGGTTAGAATATGAGAATCATATTGTTGCGCTTCAATAAACGCATCTGAATTCCCATCGGTGCGGCCTGAGCCAGGTGTACCTGCAATTTGAGCCATGAGTTATTTCCTCTAAGTTTTGGCTGCCTCTCTCCAACTAGTTACAGAAGAACTTGTTCCTCCTGTAAATACATCCATATGGGACATATCTGGATTGGGCTGTTTAGTTTGTAAGACGTTTGTATTAACAGTTGTTGTAGTTGGATTAGCTGTATGTGGTGTAGCAGTTTCATTGAAATATGCTAAGACAGCTTGTGGTGCTTGTCTAGCCATATCACTTAGATAGGGTACACTAATACCAAGTTCATTAGCTTTACTAGTGAACTGTTGTTCTGCTTTATCTCCAAAGACAGTTTTAAGTTTTGTTAACACGGTGGAAGCATTAGCGTTTTGCCTAGCTTCGTTATCACGCTGGTCTAATCGTTGATCGAGTAGAGAAGCTAATGTAGTCTCATCAATACCTGTAGTAGAGGGTAATTCTGCTTGGGTTTGCTGTGACTTTAGTTGTGCTAATACTTCTTCCATACCTTGCTGCTGTGCCACTGTCTCTTCAAGCTCTTTAATCTTTTGAGCTTGCTCCGCTATGTGAGTTTGAGCATGTGAAACAGATGCTAAGGCTGTTGGAACATCAGCATACTTTTGTCGTCCATCGTCTGATTTAATAGCTTGTAGCTGGTCAGCAAACAAAGAATTAGGATCAGTGGGCTGCACTGTTTGTTCTGCTGGTGCTACAGCAGGAGTTGTGGCTGGTGCCACTGGCTCGATTATTTGTTCTGATGTAGTGAGGTTATCACTCATATTTATATTCTCTTAGTCATTCATTTAATTAATTTAATTACTTCTTCAAAAGCTTGTTGTCGAGCAAGTTCCTCTGCATAATACTCAGATAGATTCTGAATATTACCTTTTACGGCATCTTTCATTTGTCGTAAACTTTGGTCTATCCTGTAAGATAGAATCTCTTCAAGCCTCTCTCTAATTATAACAGAGTGAGTGTAGCTGTCTAGTATATCGTTAGCTTCTTGTTCTGTTTTACCTTTAGCCCAGCGTGGATGCATCTGGTTGCCCTCCATCTATGGGTGTGGCTTGTTCTGTTGCTAAATCTTCTTGGCCTTGGTTTACAAGTCTTTGACTTTCAATCTGATCCATAATACCAGCATTGTCACTAACTAAATCAAACCTATCAAGTTGTAGCATGTCTTCAAATAGTTTAGCTAGTTTCTTATCTGATATATGATTCTGTATCTTAGCCCATATAGGAGAGTTAGCTAAACCTGTTAAGTTTTGTACAAGCTGTGCTTGTGCTGCAAAGTGTCTAGATCCTATGGGTCGTATTTTACCCTTAGCTGTAATGTCTTCTTTGGTTATCTCTATAAACTGTGTAACACCTAAGTCATCATCCATTACTCGAATAATGTCACTACCTTGCATATTTCTAACAGCAGTCTCTAGCATATTATTTAATATGGGTTCTACAATCTCTACTTCAAACTGTGTAACTTTCTCTTGGAATATTCTACCTGCAGCGTTATCTAAACTCTGCACTTCAAAGGCTGTCTTCTCCCCCGGAGTGCGTATACCAGCGGCTTGCTTAGGAGCACCAGCTAGTTCTTCCATTAAGTTTAGAAGAGCTGCCATTTCACTCTCAACTCTATTTAGATCTGCACCAGTGAACAGCGGTCGTACATCACCATCGTGTTCCATATGGAACTCTGCAAAAGGCCCCCACTTAACAGCTTCTTGTAGTTCACCTTTAAATACTAATGGTGGAGCTGCTGTAAGATCTTTAATGTCTGCTGCTAAGTTCTGTAGATGATCTAAGCGATATTGCATACCAACTAGATTCTCTAGTGGTGACATTGCATATAGGTTATCTGGACGCTTACGCCACCCAGCCATCTCTTTAAACCCACCGCGCTTCCATGCTGGGATGGGTTCTTTTCTAACCACATGCTTTCTATCTACGATAGTTATGATGTAGTCATCTAACAGCTCACCAGTTACAGGGTCGTGTAAAGTGCCCTCAAATTCTAACAACTCTACATAACCAGAACCATAGTATTCAAACAAAGAACCAAAGCCATCTATTGAATAGGCTTCAGCCTTTCTAAAATCTTCTGCTGTCAACCCTGTCAATACACTACGTGTATCTTTAATAAGCTGTAAGCTATTCTCTATCCACTCTGTGGGATTCTGAAGCATCTCTAATTCAAACTCACCAAAGCGTTTAATGCTTCTAGTTATCTTATAGCTATGGCTAAAGTCTACAGCTGTAGCATCAAATACACAATCTAATGGTGACACTCGTACAGCCTTTGGGCCTACATATCCTGGAATCTTTTCTCCAGTTTCTTTGTCTTCTTTACTTTCATTAATCCAAACTACATCAGCTATAGCTATTCCATAATCTATATAGTCTACTAATAGCTGTGACACTGTAGATCTAAATCCACTCTCTCTAAGCTTATTACTCATGTAAGCTTGTACAGCTTCTTTCTTAGAGATGTCATTAGCATCTTGTGTATAAGCTTCCCACTTGAAGAAGTTATCATTAGGGAATTCAGCTGCTATGTAATTAGAATGTAAATTATCTCTAATCTGACAAAGCTTTGGTATTGTTGTAGAGTTCTTCCAAGGTAGTTTTTGGTTTGTTGTGGTGCGTGTATCTGTAGCAAATATATAGTTTCTAGCTTCTGCCCATGCAGCATCTCTACCAGATCTCTGCCCTCTGAGCTTATCCCACTCTTCAGATATAAAGTCAGCCAAGCCTTTCCTATCTAATATTCTTGTGGCTTCTAATACACTATCTGTCACTGTCATCGGTAAGCCACTCCTCCAAATCTATTATTGAATAAAACCACATTATCATTCTCTTGTATAGAAGAGTTGTAATCTCTTGGAGCCTTAGCTGTCTCAACAACAGATGCAAGACAATCTTTAATATCATCATGTGGTGGTCGTGCTCTGATCAACTCTTCTTCTAACACTGGTATATATCCACCTTTGTAATGCCACATCTGTTGATTTTCATATCTAGGTTCAAGTGCTGCTGCTATCCTCTCTTCCTTACTACCTTGCTGTCTAGTAGGTCTATGCTCATCAATACTTATTAAGCTACCATTACTTCTAAACCTATCTTTTAAATCTCTTACTATAACAACTTGAGCTACAGTTACTTCAGCTCTTAAACGTCTGAAAGACCACTTTATGTGCATCTCTTCAATCTTCTTATAATAGTCAATAATCTTATCTGTTTTAAATCTATCTATATCTAATACAAATATTTCATGTGAACTATTAACACCTACTACAACTATTGCAGAATAATCTGCCTTCTTATTTAATGAGAAGGCGAAGTCAATACCTGCATACACGTTAAGCTTATCTCCTTTAAAATACCATTTACCGTTGGTATTGCTAAGATGCTTTTTGTCATAGTATTGAAATCTTGATATATCGAATCTCTGGCTTTCTGGATCGTTGGGGTCATTGTAATATTGTGCATAGAACTGGATACGGTCTGAATACATGGCACTAATGCGGTTAAGCTCTTGCTTATTAAAACCAAAGAGTTTTCCATCAGCTCTGGCTGTACGCGGCCAGATAAATACTCCATCAGTTTCAACAACCTCTTCTTTAAGATCCCACAAATCTTCTGTACCAACTGTTTCACCGTCATCACCATATACATCAATCCTCTGTTCTTTCCAAATGCTGTATTGATCTGCTGTGTGATAACGTGTACCACAAGCCTTAACCATACCACCAGTGTTTAAGATTGAAGCCATTTGTGACATAGCTGCAGAACACTTAGCTCTACCATCTTCTGTGTAAGCGTTGTCTGGGACAACTACATCATCTGCCACTATAACGTCTGAGTGTAGCCCTGTGGTGTTTGTAGTTAAACCTGCAGCATAGATGGTGAAATCACGAACACCCTCTTCTAGACGCTTTGGGTGGTCTACAGAGATAGCTCCAGTAGTCCACTTCTCTCTCTTACCTTCTTCAGCATTAACCATCTCAGGCCAATATCTTTTATATACTTTAGAAGTTAGAGTGTTCTTAATTGCATATAGCTGTGCTTCTGCTAGTGTTGTAGTTGCTGACACATACATAATAGATGTATCTGGATGTTTAGTAATCCACCAACAACACCACACTTCTAAACAATGGCTCTTCATGTGAGCACGCGGCAATAAGAGTAGTTGGTTTGGTGTCTTTACTGCTTGAAGCCATCTAAACACTTCCTTATGCAACTCACCATACTCCCTCTCAGGGTGTACAAGCTTAGCAAATGTATATAGATCAGCTAACGCTAGTTGTCTTATCTCATCTACAGTGTTAGTCATTTAATCCGTTCTAGATCATTTGAATAGATTGTATGAAGCTTTGCTTCCTTCTTAACTTCATTCTCTACATGCTGCTTGCTTGGTCTACCAGCACCTTTAATAACATCATATTCATAATTAGCTAAGAACTTCAATGTAGCTTGTGTAGCAGTGCCATCAGCAACTTGCTGTAACATTGTCTTCATACTTCTACTACGTAACTTAGCATTCAACTCTTTAACCATAGCTGTGTAATAAGGTTTAAAGAATACTTTACATTTAATCCTAAGCCAATGCTCATAGTTACCAAAATACTTGTTAGCAAAGTCAAACTCAGCTATATCTTCCATCTCTACATATAGCTTATGCAAACTTAACACTGGCTTACCTTTGTAAGCTTTATCCCAAGTTTGCAGAGTGTATAAGATAGATGCAGGTGTTTGGCTAACTTCAAGGAATAATCCTTGAGTAATCCATTTGTTACCATTACCTTTATACTTTTTCATACAAACCTTGGCAGCAATGCTGCTATGCAAATGAGCAGACTATTTGGTCTGCATGGATTAAAAGATTAAAGCTAGCAGAAAACGTAGTTTGTCTGCAAAGCTATTGTTACATAACTTCAGGGATGAAGTTATAAAAGATCTTGTCTACAAGGAAGTAGACAATGTTTAATATTAATACTTATACTTATACAAACCCTTAAAGGTTTGTATGTAATTAATGATTATGAATGTAATGAATAATTATATAATTACGCATTCTTTTAAGAAGAATGCTTATATGTTTAATTACTTTATATAAGTATTATAACATACTTTTCTCTAAACCGCACAGATATTAACAATTCTTTACAAAATTAATATATAGAGTTACACTAGTCCTTGTAATAACACGATAGGGTTTAATACCTGAGCACTTCTTTTCTTCCTCCTCAAGAGGAAATACACTCAGGTATTTAGGGAGGGTGGGAATATACAATATACCCCCGCATATATATTTCTGCTCATATACATAATTTCTCTGAGAATTATTTAAGGTTCAATGCACTATAAAAACCTACCCCTTACCCCCTTACCCCCCTTAAAGCTTTTATACTCATGCTCATGCATTAAATAAATGTTAGCACTCACTAGCATTCCTTATATGTATATCAGTATCTTCTAATACATAATGGCTTAATAATCCTAAGTATAAAATAATGGCCAGCTTAAAGAAATTAGAGTAATTACTATAACTCCCCCTCACTATAACCATAAAGAATATAAACCATTGTTTTAATAAGCATTAATACATATAACATATAGTTATAAAGAACAGATATTATCTAGGTTATTATACCAATTAGTTCTACACTTTAAACACAGTTGGCATGATGTTTGAGAAGATGTCTATATTGCTCTGTGCTGGGCGTTCTATGGATATGCTATACGTTGCCCTCCCTAAAAATAGATATTAGTTTGGCATACATTATGCTAGGTGAAATGACCCTTGTATTATGTACATTATTATGTTAGTCAAGATCAGACTCTATATATACATATAAACAAGCCATCATAATCTACATAACAATCAAGTTTATTATAACTATTTAGTCTTGCATTATTATTATATTCATGTACTATTAACAGTGTTCACGGATTGAACCGAATGTGTAATAAGGGATTAGAATAGATTAAAAATAAAGCTTGACTTATGTTTATATTAGTTTAAGCTTTATAACAAGCATCCTAACTTAGGTTAGGCACATAACAACTATGGTTTAGTTGTAACGTATTCCATTCGTTTAATAATGGTTTGTAGAATGATATCTACATAATTGTGATAGCATTAGCTTTGTGAGTGTTGGAGCATTATGTTCATGTCGTTTGAAGTGGGTAGCTGGTACGTTTGGGCACTCATTCTCGTGTGATTAACGAGCAGCAATAGGGCTAGCGCCTCAACCTGCCTAAACAATACAAACTCTATTCAATTTTTATCCTTGTTTTAATGTCGTGCATTGTATGACATTCTTGCATTGATAGATTGTTTAGATATAGGCACTATCCTAGTACCTATACATTAAACAAAAGGTGAAACAACATGAACATTCTAACTATTAAGCAATCAAAGGAAACAACCGAACTAATCTTACAAGCTGGCACGAAGCTTGATGAACATATACATGCCGTTGGTGTTGCTGGTATTGCGCACTTCTTACAGCATGGTGATAAGGATGTATTAACAAATCTTGTTAAGGCTATGCCTAAGAGTAGTCGGGGTAATGCCTTGAAGCTCTGGATTACTAAGCATGTTAAAGTTAGGTGGAATAAGAAAGCATATGCTGGCTTAGGTGGTTATGTTGGTAAGATGCCACAAATCAATAGCTTTGCTAAGATTGCTATTGTAATGGCGGCTAATGCTGAACCATTCTATGAGAAGAAAGATACGGAAGCTAGTGTGTGGAATGAGAAGGCGGCCGTATTAAGCTTAGTTAAGAAGCTCCAAGCTTTCAGTGAAGAACATGAATTGAGTGATGAAGGTAAAACCGTATTAAAAGCTATGGCTTAACACTCACGCCTTTGTCTTAAATACAATTCTATTGGCCACCATTAACTAAAAGGGATAGTGTCATGCAATCAATAAGAGATAATATTATGATAAGTATTCTTATCATTAGCCTTGTTCTTGTGGTATTGAGCATACCTTTAAACTTAATCGCACTAACTATATCGGTTGAGTTTATATTAATATATTTAATTGCAACTCACGAGGAATAAATAACATGCAATCAAGAGCTTATAAACAAATTAGGTGTATTAAGAGGTATGCACACGCTTGTCATATCAGTATGGATAATGCTGGTATGTTGTGGGTAATAACAGGTTGTGCCGCACAATGGGCACAACAAAATTAACTGGCCGTCATAGCCACAACGAGGTAATAACATGTTTGATTACAATAATTATGGCACACGACTAACCTTGTACAGTCCTGCTGTAGATGCATGGGGGGATAGGCCTAGACTGAGTATAGACTGTGTAAATCTAATAGCAGATTGTTCTACTGTTAGCTTAGGTAATATCTCCTGCAACGCCAATTCTAATGAGTCCAGAGAGGCTATGTTCAATTGCTTGCTTCATTACTTGTGTAAACAAAGAGCCGCTTTGCATAGTCCAGAAAAATATACATGGAAACTCATAACTACGTGTGCTGAATATGACATGGAAATGGGTGTATATAAGGGGTTTTATAAACTGTTAAGCAACGCTAGTAATAATGTTCATATAAATGAAGTGAAGAGTTGGAAGGGTTATGAGGATTTTAAAATAACAGTGTATGAAGTTAGTAAGAATTATAATTCTGTGCCAGATTTTAATCTACCAGATAATTATAAAGATTTTTATGTAGAAGAAACCCTTTCACCAACAATGCCTACTACTACCTTTGGAAGTGTTCGCATAGCCAAGGTTGAGGAAAAAGATTTAGAAGAGTACTATGAAACGTTGGAAGATTGGGATGAGGATGAGAGGCCAGAAGTTTATGAAGATGAAGAGGAATGGGATTGATGTCAATATTTAAACAGATTGGAAGTGATGTAGAGTTAATCCCACCTGAGGCCGCCGAATCTCTTCAGGAAACACAAGCAGATATCCCCCCCGTTCTTAATCAGGCAACAAAGGTTAATGTAGCACCCACTCAAGTAGTTGAGGTACCCGAAGAAGCAGCGCGGACTTCTCCACAAGGAATCCGCTATAGTCTTTTAACTCAAAGGCCTCAGGTATTTAGAGAAGTGTTCCGCCGATTGGGCTACACACCAACTCCAGCGCAAAGAAGTATAGCAAATGGGCTAGATTATTATGAAGTAAACTTAAAAGAACTTTTAAAGCCAGATAATATAAATCAATTGATAGAAGTTATGAAAGAGGAAGGAATTGATGTCAATATTTAAACAGATTGGAAGTGATGTAGAGTTCTTTGTCTCACGCGACGGTGAGATCGAGAGTGTTAATGAACTTATAAAGGGTAGCAAAGAATGCCCAAAGCTAGTGAAAGATGGAAACTTACAAGAAGATGGGGTATGTGCTGAGATGGCAATAGATCCTTGCATAACATTATCTGATTGGCTTAGTAAATTAGCTAGTGTTCATATGCAATTGTCTGACCAGGTTGGAGTTAACAATTATGAACTGGTGTGTAAGAGTAGCCATAGATATACAAAGGATAAACTACTTGGCTTCACTGGTAAAGAGATGGCTATGGGGTGTAGCCGCGACTTCAATGTATACACTGACTCATACAATCCTAAACCTAACCCGAAGCAGCGTCTAAGGACAGCAGCGGGACATATACATTATAGTTATGTGTCACCACATGTTGAAACAACGAAGCGCATAGCTATGTGTATGGACTACATATTAGGGGTGTGGAGCGTGTTGCATGACACAGATGTATTCAGAAGAACAATGTATGGTAAGGCTGGTTGTATTCGCATTAAGCCATATGGTGGTGAATACCGTACACTTGGTAATTTCTGGATGACTAATACAGCAAGGCAGAGATATGTCTACAACATGACTAAGCTGTGTGTCGAGAGACACGCCTCTTTACTTCCAGTCTTTAGTTTAATAGCTGATGAAAAGAAAATACAAGCCATCATAAATGAGTGTGATGCTGAAAGTGCTGCACTATTATATCCACAAATACTTAAAGTCCTGTCTAACAAGGAGATGTGTGATGAACGTGCTGCATGAAATGTCAATAGATGATATGAACGCTAGTTATGCTAGCACTTATGCTTTAATAAATAATAGGTGTGTCCATCTATCTGATTTTTTTTGCGATGAGGATTATAATGAACCTTATGTGTTTTATAAACACCTTGATGAGAGCGATAGTCAATCAACCCACATTAATGATATAACCTTGTGTCAAACAGATTTAGGTATGTTTGAAGATGAAGATGGGTCTGTGCTGTATATAGCACGTAAAGCAGAGCGTCAATGGAAACGGGGGTTAAGAACACATAACTTACTGGCTTACAGTTTTAAAGAAGGTGGTGAAGTGACCATAGCTGACATTGGTGTAAGAAGGGGAGCTAGGGTGGCTAAGTTTTTCTTAGAGAAACAAGGTTATTCAACTAAAAATATAACTAGAGATATGTGTGTAACAAAAGGTTATCTGTTCTTCAGAAACTTGCCTATAGGTAAAGTTATAAAAGATGGTGTAATACAATTACACACAAAACAATTTATTCCAAGAATAGGAGACTGGGTGTATGAAAACAATAGCTGAAATATTTGGGCTAAAACCACCAAAGGTTAGTGAAGTACCTTTAGTTGGATTGGAATTGGAAGTTGAAGGAGATTGTATTAATGCAGTAGATCTTAAAGGCTGGAATATTGTTAGAGATGGCTCTTTGCGAGATGGTAGGGAGTTTGTTTTATCCACTCCAATGCGTAGACTGGCATTAGATAGGGCTGTAGTTAACTTATCCAAGTACCTGTCCACAACAAGATGTGTGTTGTCTCACAGAACATCGTTGCATGTACATATAGATATGCGTAACTACACTATACTAGACATTGAGAAAATTTATAAACTGTATGCTTTATTTGAACCAGCTTTATACACCATTAGTGGTAAACATAGAGCTAGTAATATATATTGTCCAGGATTTACCTTTGCAACTGAACAAGTGAAGCAAGCTGCCTTAGCTTTTAGTGTTAAAGATGTTGGCAGTCTGGTTAACACTAGCTGTAAATACACTGGACTTAATCTTGCTGCTTTATGTGAGTTTGGTTCTATAGAAATTAGAACACACTGCGGCTCTTTAAATGCCCATGACATATTAAATTGGGTGGACATACTACTAGCCATCATTGCCTGGGCTACATCACACACTCTTGAAGAGATTATGTTATTACAATCTGGTAGTAGTAGAGAGTGTATATACGCTGTATTTAAAGATAAGTTACAGCTACCTATAGTATATAAAAGCGATTTATGCAGGTACTGGGATAATGCTAAATACAATGTATTGTATATGAGTTTAATAGACGAGATGTTATTGACTACAGAACCAATAGATAATAAAAGTATTCTTGATAATGAAGAATTAATTAATGAAATAAATAGGAGAGTTTAATATGTGTGGATTGGTAGGTATTGCAAGTTCTAGTATGACACAAGCTGGTGATGATTTTTTTACCAACTTGTTATATTTTGATATGATAAGAGGCCCGCACTCAACAGGTGTTGCAGTTGTGAATCGTTCAGGAGACTGTACAGTGTATAAACGTGCTCTAATGTCGTGTGATTTTATACAATTAAAAGCATATAAAAATATATTACTAGCTCCAAACACAGCGCTGATGGGGCACAACAGGTTTGCTACTAAGGGAGCTAAGGATGATGACAACGCTCATCCCTTTAAACACGGCACAATCACGATGATGCACAACGGAACTTTAACTAAAACAACAGTGCATGATGGTGACATAGCGTTTGATACAGACAGTGAAAGTATATGCTATGCCTTATCTCAAACTAAGGATGCTAACACTGTATTAGAGAGTTTAGAGGGGGCTTATGCCTTAGTGTGGCATGATAGTGAAGATAATACTATACACTTTGCTCGTAACTCTGAGCGTACTTTATGGATGGGATGGGTAGGAGCAGACTTAGTATGGGCTAGTGAAAAGAATATGATTACATTAGCAGCAGAACATAATAAAGCTGTAGTTAAAGATTTAGAGCTGTTAGAGGTTGGTAAACATTTATACTATAAAGCCGATAATTTATCTGAAGGAGGTTTATACGAGGAGTTTGATGTAAAAAAGCCACATATAAGGATTATTGGTGGGAGCATGAGTGGTATGGCTCCTACTAATAATAGCTCTTTAGAAAATTATATAGGAGAGTATATGAGTGGTTGGATATATGCTGTTAAAGATACAGGATATTGTAAAGCTTCTTCAGATACTGGAGATGAGATAAAGTTTTGCATAAGCAAGGATCTTGTAAAAAAGTGGCGAGCCGCTGCAGATATTGGTGGCATGGTGAGAGGTAAGGTGACATCAGCAAGCCACTATTTTTCTAGAGGCCAACCAATTAACAACTTCTCTTTAAGTGGCAAGGGGTTGGAGTTGATAGACTTGGAGTGTGTTACATACGGAGATGGCCTTGAAGCTTGTGGTATATGCAAACAACCTATAGAGGCATCAGAGGTGTGTGAACAGCATGGCTCTGAATATTTTCACGAAAGATGTTTAGATGTATATACATCATGTAAAGGAGTGGAAGGTAATGTATTATAATAGAGTTAGAATAGATAGGAGTTCAGCTAGTAGAGGGTCTAGAGCTTTGAGTGAAGAGCTTAGGCACAGAGGTGTTAACAGTAGATTGTTACATATGCAAAACAGTGTATATAGACAACAGGCTAGTGATCTAGTTATTAATTGGGGTGTAACTAATAAAGATAGAGGTATTAATAAGAATGCACACCTAGCTTGTAATAAGCTCAGGGCTTTATGTTTAATGTCCTTGAAGGACATACCATTGCCCCCCTTTACAACTAACATAGAGAAGGCGTGGGAATGGGCTGAGAAAGGGCATACAGTTGTATGTCGCACTACATTAAGAGGTTCAGGGGGTGTGGGTATTGTATTAGCTACAACTAAAGAGGAGGTTGTTGATGCACCCTTATACACCAAGTATGTAAAGAAAACACAAGAGTATAGAGTGCATGTGTTTGATGGTGAGATCATAGATGCACAACGAAAGGCTAGAGATAGATCTGTACCAGATGATGATGTTAACTGGCAGATACGTAATCATAGCAATGGCTTTGTATTTGTACGGGAAGGTGTAAACATATTAGACAGTGTTAGTGATATGTGTAAACAGGCCATCATAGCTTTAGGTTTAACCTTTGGTGCAGTTGATTTAATATACAATGAACACTATAACAAGTGGTATGTATTAGAAGTTAACACAGCACCTGGCCTTGAAGGTATTACATTAGATAGTTATACAAATGCAATTATAAAATATATGGAGAATTCATAATGAATAAATTTAAAGTTGGTGATAAGGTTAGATATACAATAGATGGTCGGTTTGGTGCTACTGTTACTGTAACTAAAGTTGATGGAGATAAAGTATATGCAAAATCACAGTCTAATAGAGTCGCCTATTG